GCGCGAACCTCAGCGGCGCGTACCTCAGCGGCGCGAACCTCAGCGGCGCGAACCTCCGCGACGCGTACCTCAGCGACGCGTACCTCCGCGGCGCGAACCTCAGCGGCGCGTACCTCCGCGACGCGTACCTCAGCGGCGCGTACCTCCGCGGCGCGAACCTCAGCGGCGCGTACCTCAGCGGCGCGAACCTCCGCGGCGCGAACCTCCGCGGCGCGAACCTCAGCGGCGCGTACCTCAGCGGCGCGAACCTCAGCGGCGCGAACCTCCGCGGCGCGAACCTCCGCGGCGCGAACCTCAGCGGCGCGAACCTCAGCGGCGCGTACGAACTCGATTCGGCGATCATGCCCGGCGGCTTTACGTTTGCGGTCTACAAAGCCGAGGTGGTGCCTGCTTTGCTCGCTGCGGGCGGTCGCGATCCGAAAGAAGTCGCAGCGAAATCATGGGACTGTCACCAATGGGATAACTGCCCGATGGCCGAGGCGTTCGGCGTTCATGGCATTGACGAGGTTCCGCCGCTCTATCGCGAGCAGGCGCGCTTGTTCGTGCAATTCTTCGACGCGAATCTGTTGCCGAACCCGTTCGAGTTCCATCAAGCGGACGCGATGACGTACCCGCTTTCCGGTGGCGTATCTTGAAAGCACTACTATCTGACATTGCGCGTTGCGGGTCAATCAGGCCGCATGGTCCGCACATGTACGCGCTAGACGAGGAAACCGAGTCAGGCGATTGGGACGCCTTCTGCCGCGGTCTTTGCATTCACGGCCGCTGCTTTGAGCACGAAGCGCAACGGTTTGTTGACGGCGGTCCTGAGCCGTACGAATGCCTTGGCGGTCGGAGTTTTGAGATCACATGAAACCGTTGTTACGGGCTAAACCCCGTTTGCTGGACCTGTTCTGCTCGGCCGGCGGTGCTGGCATGGGCTACATGCTCGGCGGCTTTGACGAGTATGAGATCGTCGGCGTAGACATTGATCCGCAGCCGCGCTACCCGTTCAAGTTCGTGCAGGCTGACGCGCTGACGTTCCCGCTCGACGGGTTCGACTTCATCCACGCCTCGCCGCCGTGCCAACGGTTCTCGGATCTCGCGCACCGCAACGGCAACGCGCATGAATGGCCCGACCTTATCGACCCCATTCGCCAACGGCTCATCCCGGCCAGCGTGCCCTACGTCATCGAGAACGTGGAACGATCGCCGCTCATCAAACCCATCATGCTATGCGGAACGATGTTCCCAGGGCTCCGTGTGCTGCGCCACCGCCTGTTCGAGTCCAATGTACCGCTGACGGCCCCGGCGCACGGAGCGCACCCCTTGGTGTTCACGCACGATAAGCGCAAGGCGCACTACGGCCAGCTTGACGAGCGCACCGCATTCGTCCAAGTCACGGGCGGCGGGAATTGCTCGGTAGCTGCGGCCCGCGAAGCGATGGATATTGATTGGATGACCAAGGACGAATTGAACGAAGCGATCCCGCCGGCATACACCGCGCATATCGCCCGCCAACTGCTCGCGTCGATCGCGGTCGCGGCATGAAAGAAGATAGCAGCAAAGTGGAATTTGAAGAGATAGCAGATGAGCTTGCGGCGCTCATAAAACCGTTGGGTCCGCATGCTGGAATGTATGAAAGCATTCCTGAGCATACGCGTCTTGTGGTTACCCGTGCCATTTCCGCGCTACGCTTTGCCGCTCCCAAGGTCGTGGGCGCGGTCCATCATGCTCCGCCCGGTGTGCCGATGATCGCGATAACGGCCGAGCGAATCCACATGCTGGATTACCTCGCCGCCAATGATTATGACGAGCCGTTCGGAACGGATTCGGAAGACGCTGAAGATCGCATGATGCGAATTTGTCGCGAGATGCTCGCTGAGGCACAAAGCAAATGAAATGTTCCTTTCAGGAGATAGTTTAATGGCACGTTACACAAAACGCCCGGTCACTATTGAGGCCGTGAAGGTTCTTGCGCCCGACTTCGGCCCGGATGGGTTCGATGGGCGCGTGTTCACGGAGTATCCGCTTTGGCTTCGTGATGCCGTGGACGCAAAGCAAGTCTATCCGGTCGGCGATGATCGCGACTACGCGCTTTGGAAGATCAAGACGCTTGAAGGCGAGATGACGGCGGAGCCCGGCGATATGATTATCCGTGGCGTTAAGGGCGAATTGTATCCGTGCAAGGCCGACATTTTTGAGATGACCTACGAGCCCGAGTTCGTGCCGAGCATCCGAAATGAATAGCAACAAACTGTCATTTGACGCGATAGCCGCAAAGCAAGATCGGTTCTGGAGGTTCGTCGCACCGATGACGGATGACCGTGGCTGCTGGGAGTGGTTCGGCGGTCGCAACGGTGACGGATATGGGACCACGTCGTTCGGCATGTCCGCGCATCGTGTATCGTTCATTTTGCACAATGGGGAGATCGGTTCTGCTTGGGTTCTTCATCGCTGCGATAACCCGTCATGCGTGAACCCAATGCACCTGTTTCTTGGCGACAATACGGCGAACGTCCGTGACATGGTTGCTAAGGGCCGGCACTCCGCGCAGCTTAAAACGCATTGCAAGCGTGGTCATTTACTGAGCGGCGAGAACCTACGCCCTCATCCACTGTGGCGCGTATGTCGCGCCTGCAAGAACGATAGGAGGCGCGAAAATGGAACCAAGTGAAGTCGAAGTCCAGCGGATGACGCAATGGTTCATGGACAACTACTCCGACAGTAAAACGTCAGAGGAAATTGTCCGAGGCTTCCTTTCCGCTCTCGCCCAACAGGCTCAGCCGCTCTGCAAGTCGATTTGGCGCGGGTTTGAGTGCGAACTCGTCAACGGCCATTTGGGTCGCCACTACCATGACGATATGGAATTGAACGGCGACCTGTGGTGGAGTGACGATGACGTTCTTGGGTTGCTCGACGACGCCCAACAGACGCACCGATGCGATAACCCTGACGAGTGCGCGACCTGCAATCCGTATAGCCAACAGGCGCAGAAACATTGCGATTACGAAGTGTTGGCGGGGGACGGTTCGTGGTGGTGCTGCTTGCCCAAGGGCCATTGGGGCGAACATCGCGATGCGCGCTATTTTACCCAACAGGCACAGCCCGACCATCACTTGCGGCGTAATCCGCACAATAACCAGGATTGGTGTGAATCGTGCAATTCGTATTCTTGCCAAGCCCAACAGGTGCAGCCGCTGACGGACGAGGACGCGAGCCGCATTGCGCTTGCCGTATTCGATGCGGATGGTCCTGACTCGCTTGCTATCGTTCACGACATCGTGTTGAGATACGAAGCGCATACGCGCCGCCGCGACCGGATGGCCCAACAGGCGCAGCCCGAGATGCCGACGCGCGAGCAGATTCTTCAAGCACTTGCGAAGGCGAACGCATTTGATTGGGGCCAAGCAGCCGACGCCGTGCTGGCGCTCTTTGCGCCGAAGGAAACGCTCTCGGTCTGCGACTTCTGCGGCGGCGATCCGATGACCGACGACGATTGGCACAAGCACATGGAAACCGTTCACAATGCACCGCCGCGCCATTAGCGCATAACGAGGATTTGACGAGATATGAAAATCGGAGCGTTGACGATCCTGAGCCGGATGCATTGCAACGGCACCCCCACCGATGGCTGGCTCCTCGCTGGCTGGCATCCGCGCGCGTCGATCACATGGCGTTGGGGCCTCGATTGGTCCCCGTACAAACCGTACAACGATTCGTTCTTTTTCATCAAGACGAACGGTGGCGGAATCGCCGGCTTCCGTCTGCCCTACCTTGGCAACGTCTCGTTCTCGACGCAAGAGTTTATGCTAGACCCGAGCGTGCTACCGGTCATGCATCAAGGGAGATGAGTTGAAAACAGTATTGACTGAGATACCCTCACGCGAGCAGATCGCTGAAGCCCTTTGGCGCGCGTCGGATCATTGGACGGCTCACGAATGGCCGTTACGCAAAATCAAAACGACTGAGGCGTGGCAGACTTATCTGCGTCAAGCCGACGCCGTGCTGGCGCTCTTTGCGCCGAAGGAAACGCTCTCGGTCTGCGACTTCTGCGGCGGCGATCCGATGACCGACGACGATTGGCACAAGCACATGGAAACCGTTCACAATGCACCGCCGCGCCCTTTAGCGCATAGCGAGGATTTGAAGATGTATCTACATAGCGAAGGCTTAGACCCCGAGATGGCTCGCGCGCTAGACGAAGATGCGCGCAAGCTGGAGTCGATGGGCATGGATGCCGGCGCAACGATCAAGGACATTCGCCTACGCTATTCCGATGCAAAAGTCGGTGACGTGGTTGAGTGCTGGAACGATGATACGGGCGACGAGTGGGGTCCGTGTACGCTCGTTAAGTCATATCGCCGAAAAGGCAACGCGAAAGGCTGGATGGCGAAGTGGTGGGTCGGGCGCGACGAAGCCAAGGGTTACGAATGGCGCTTTACTGAGGAGTGCATCTACGTGCTCAACGGAGTCGAAATTCAGTGAGCACGAAAACAGTATACGATGAGTTACTAGAAATCGCAGACCGCTACAAGGCGGCGTCTGCCGAGCATCGCGAACTTCGTGCGCGCGCCGACGATGAAGATAGCAAGTCGCTAGCCGAGGACTTGTACCGTGACGCTCGCCGCGCCCTTGAACGCTTTGAGTCAATCGAAGGCGAACTCAATCGCTGGATAGATCAGCATTCCGATTGGGACTACATGGAACACGGAACGCTTATCAAAGCGGTTCGGGAGTTGGCTCAACCAAGTCTCCCCGACGACGCGCGCGAGGCTCTAGTCTGGATTCGCGACCAGGGGGCAGGCGATACGGTCGGCGTTTACGACCGCGCACGTTTCTTAGCGCGGAGGCTGTTGTCTTGAAAGAACGATTGACGGATATTGTTTCGGAGGCTCCCGTTGACTTGCTTGCGCGCCACTTAGCGAACGCGCTCGAAGCGATTCAACTGCTGCACGACGCGAACGACGAACTACGCGCCCGGCTGAAGGTTTGCGAGATTCGCCTCGGCTTGAAGCCAGCGCCCGCGATCACGATGCCTGAGGCGGCGCAGAAGCGCACCGTCGAACTAATACGCAAGGCTGTCCCGGCAATCGGCGACCTACGCGATTGGGTGACCTAAATGCAGCATGAGCGCATGATCCGCATCAAGCGCGCTTGGGATGACTACTCGGCGAAAAAGCACGTATGAGCGACCGCATTTGGACGTGCGCTGTCTGCCGCAAACAAGAGCGGTGGGGAAAGTCGTGGTCCTGGTTTGGCTCGCGCAAGGATGAGGATGATTGGAGCCGTGAGGTCCTAGAGCAAAACGCGGTGTGTTCGGATGCTTGCAAGGCTCTGCACAAGCCGATAAAGTTCAAGCAGACGGCGGCTGAGATCGCGACGGAGAAGCGACTTCGCAAACAACAACGCAAAGCACCGCGCTCGGTGATAGACCATTCGCGTCCATCCGTGCTGGTGGACCTCTAAACAATATCTTGAAAGGCGCATTGCTCGTTATATGAAAATTAAAGTTTCTCCCGGGGTTCGTTTTTGGCGTTTCGTTACGATCGGCGAACCCAACGAATGCTGGCTATGGAATGGCGCCGTAGAGAAAAGCGGATATGGGCGCTTTGCCGTTTCGCACAGGAAAATGCGCGGTGCCCATGCGTTCGCATTGGAACTTGCCACTGGCGAACCCGCTAATGGTCGCTGGACCCTTCACTCATGCGACGTGCGGGCGTGCGTCAACCCGGGTCATCTCCGGTACGGTGACGGATTCGACAATATGCAGGATGCCCGCGACCGCGGCCGGTTAGCGATCGGAGCGCGGCAAGGACACGCGAAGCTGACAGCCGACAACGTCGCCGAGATCCGTTCCTTGTATGGAAAAGAACAGGGCGTCGCCTTAGCGCGGCGCTTCAACGTGCTGCCGCAAACGATCTCGATGATCCAGCGCGGCAAGAATTGGGCGTGGCTATGAATATCTCTATTAGGACGATACCGCATGCGGACCAACTGTACGAAACGGTCGGAAATTATTTTCTGATACCGAACGAAACCGACGTCGCTCGCCGACTCGATGTCGTCGTGTCCGACCTGCGCGACTGGAAGATGGAATTCCTCATCGGCATACATGAGACTATCGAAAGCGCGCTGATGCTAGCCGCGGGCATCCCGTTGATCGCGTCGACCGAGTTCGACGTGCTGTACGAGGCGGCGCGTCCCGACGAGGACGACTGGCGCAACAGCGACGCCGTCGACAAGTTCCGCGCGGTGATCGGGCCCGATGATCCGCTGCCGACGCGCGACTCCGAACCCGGCGACCATCCGGCGTCGCCGTACAAGCGCCAGCACTGCTTCGCCACGTCGGTTGAACGGCTACTGGCGGCCGAGCTGGGCGTCGACTGGGAAGCCTACACCATCGCGTGCGAAAACGCGGGAAAGCCTAAAGCATGACGCTGATCTCACCGGAAATCGCCGAACTCATCCACGTGCGCCCGGCCGGCGCATATCTCGTCGTGCTGGCTGACGTGCCCGAGACCGGCATCGAGAAGACGGCGAGCGGACTGTTTATCGACGTGCGCTCGAGCCTGGGGGGCGTCGCGCTGCCCGATACGGTTGAGAACGAGCCGATTGAGGGCCGCGTCGTCGCGGTTGGCCCGGGCGTTCCTTTCGAGATACCGTACTGGCTGATCGAAAAGATCGCGGACGAGCTCGTAGCGGCAAACCACTTTTTGCCGGAAGTCCGCGAAACGGTGCTTGCGCTGATCTCGCGCGTCGCCGCCGAGCCACGTCCGCTTCAGGTGAAGGTCGGCGATCGCATTCTCTGGACGCCGTGGGCCGCGTTCTCCATCACGCTTGAGGGCATCGCGTATCACGTGATCACCGAGGACGACGTCGTCGGGACGATCACCGGTTAAAGCGCGCCCCAGAGAATAGAAAAAGCGCCGCGGTAAACGGCGCTTTTTTATTTGCCCGGTTGGGGTTCCGCTAGGTCGCGGTGACGGAGATGGTCGCGGTGCGCGGAGGCGTTTCGGACGTCGAGATCGTGATCGTCGACGAGCCCGGAGCGACTTCCGTGACCGTGACAGCGGCGCCGGAAACGGCAACCGTGGCGACCGTAGTATCCGACGACGTCGCGGTGTAGCCGGCCGAGTAGGTCGTCGAGTCGCTGATCGAAGCGGTCCCGACCGAGCCGACGCCGGTGATCGAGAGCGTCGCGGGGCTGACGGTCAGCGTGGGCGCACCGGTGGGATTTGCGTCCGTCGACGTGACCGTGTTGATCGCGGTCGCCAGCGTTGCGTTATCCGCGAGCACCTTCGCCACTTCGGCGGTCAGGGAGGGCGGGACCGACGCGGAGTCGGCGAGTTTTTGAAGGATCGCGCTGTTGGCGGCTACGGCAGCCGACAGCGATGTGAGTTCGGTATCTTCGGCCGCGAGCGCGGCGTCGAGGTCGGCGATAGTGGCCAATTCGGTCTCCTGATTTTGGATGATGCGTTGCAACGCGGCGAGGACCTTCGACTCGAATTCCTGGGAAATCCAGCGCCACATGGAGCCATTCTACCATAGACGAGCGTTAGTGAATCGCGCCGGCGTCCTTGAGCGACTGCATATAGGTCGACCAGGCATCCTGAAGGCTAGCGTCGCGGTCGGGATCATCCGGATTCCCAACGTACTGCCCATACGCTTTCAGATACGTGCGCTTGGCCTTGCTGAGATCCCGGCGCATGTCTTCCGGGATGGCCTCCGACGTGCTCCCGAGGCCAGCGGCGTTTAGGATCGCCGCGGCGACGTCGTGCGAACTGATTCCCTTCCGGGCAGCGTCCTCGACGGCAAAGCCAAGGAGCGGCACCGGGATGAAATGGCTGGCGAGGTATGTCGCGACCTGATGGTCCCGTACGTCCGGCGGCGCCTTCGGGTTCCAGATCGCGTGGAAGTCCGACTCCGGGCCTTTGAGGTCGCTGGTCGCCGCGTAGGCGCCGGTCGTGATGAGGTCGATCGCCGACCGCGTGAACGGGTTGGCGCGGCCGCCGAGGAACGATTCACCCTCGTAATAGACCTCGCCAGGATCGCCCTTGATCGCGCCCATCGCCGCGTTCGCCAGTTTGGAGAGATCGCGGCTGACGTCGGGCGGCGTGAAATACTGCTCGCCGCCAGCATCGTCTTTGCCGATCGCGATGCGCTCGTCGGGCGGCGCGTACAGCCCTTGCTGCCCCGGGTCTTCCTGCGATGTGTTGTAGTTGCGAATCGCGTGCACGGGCGCGGTCTTGTACTGCGGCTTACGGACGAGCGCGTTGACCCAGAACTTCGTGTTGCCTTTCAGGAACGGCATGAACATGAAGATCGCGCCCCATGCCGACTTCGGGTCCATATCGTAGTAATCGACCAGCGCTTGGCGTGTGACCGCTGCGGCCTCGGTGTCGGACATCTTGCCCTTCTGGACCGCGTCGCGGAATAGCGATACCGCAAACGCCTCCTCGCCCTTGCTGCCGAACGTGCGCGCGAAGTTCGTGTCCATCGACTTCGTGGCGGTTTTGTCGAGCCGCTTGGCCCAAGTCGCGTACCACGGCTCGTACTCGGACCATGCCTTGTCGGTAATCGGTTCGGTCATCGCGCGCGCGCGCTCGGCGCCGAACATCGTCTTGCGCGACTTCCCGAATTCCTGGACCGCACCGTTCTTGAGCGCACGATCGAGCCACGACGCGTACTCTTGAGCGCCGCCGACGAACTGTTCCGGCTTGACGAGCCCCAGCTGCAGCGCGACCGCCTTGGCGGCATTGTAGATATAGCCCATTTTCTCGGGCGTCGCGCCGCCGAGGTTCTTCAGCCCGCGCTGCGCGACGTCGTTGCCGGCGACGTTGACCGCCGGATGGTAGAAGAAGTTCGTGAAGATCGCCGCGCGCGTGAGGCCGATGAGGCGCTGGCCCCACGTCGTTTCCTCGCCCGGTAAGAACGAGCCGCCCTGGTCGACGTATTTCGAGAACTGGCCGTCCTTTTGCATGAACTTCCAGAGTTCGGGCGCGATCATCGAGCGCTGCATGATCGGCGAGCGCGTGTTCTGCAACGCGTTCTTGGCCGCGACGTATTCGGTCTGCTCCTTGAGATTCAGTCGCAGCGGATGTCCGGGCGGATAGTGCGCATTGTTTTCCGCGACGATGCGGTCGACCGTTTCGTGCGGCTGCTCGGTCGCGCTGCGCGCAAACGGCTTACCCATTCCACGGCCGGCCGGTGTCGTGTAGTCTTCCGGCTTGATGTCGCGGCGCAGCGACTCCGGCGCGCGCGCGAGCGCATCGTCGAACGCAACGCCCTGCATCCGCTGCCGCCGCCAGTTCAGATAGTTCTCGGGGGCGGATGCCTTCGGGTCCCACGACGCGGCCGCGCGCGATTCGTCGACGTTCTTGAACGCCTTCGCCTGCGACGTGCTACCGCCGGGTGGCCCCGCGCCCTTGAGTTCTTCCGCGAGTTCGAACTGCGGGCCGAAGTCGTGAGTCTGCGACATCGGAAAGTACGTCTCGCGATTGAAGATGTCGCCCTTCGACGCGTCGAGCCGACCAGTGCGTTCTTGCTCGGCCGTCACGTGCTTGATGTCTTCGCGCAGCGCTTTCGCGCGCTTCGAGAGATCGACGTATCGGCTGAAGAATCGGGGGTCGGGTTTGAGCCCTTGTGAGAGGCGTACGGTCTCCCATGACTCGTCCGGTGTCAGATCGCCGAAGAACTTCATCATGTGCTCGTCCGCGATCGGCTCCTCGCGCTTAACGGTCGAGATCATCCCCTCGAGCCACTGCTTGCCCTCGACGCCGCTACGCTGGAAGACTTCATGGAACGGTGACCCGAGCCCGGCGGCCTTGGCCACGTTGTTCGCGACGTCGAGCGTGCGCGCGGACTTCGTTGCGGCCGAGGCTACCGCGCCGGCGGCGCCGCCTTCGGCCATCGCCATCGGGTTGCCGGTGATTTCATAGAACAGCGTCTCGAACGCGGCCGTTTTCGGGTGCTCGACCTCGAACTGCGCCGCGCGTCCGGTCTCCGAGTTCGGGTATTTCTTGGCGAGATACTGAGCGACGGCGGGCGAGCCCATCCCGTACTGGTCCATCGCCTGCGCGGGGTCTTTGAGATACGCCTTCCATGCTGCCGCGACGTTCGTTTTCGGGTCGCGCGCGAGATCGATCAGGCCCTTCACCTGGGCGCGCTTGTCGCCTTTCATCGCGCGCGCGAACGCGTCTGGCCCGTTGTCCATCGTCGACGCGTTCATCAGGATGTTCAGTAGGTCTTGATGGCCGGCGAGTTCGTTGAGGCTTGAGTGCGCCATCGCATCGGTGCCAGGGATCTGCGGAATGCGCGACTGTCCGGGATCACCAGGCGTATCCATCGGGTTCGTAGCCGCTGCAAGCCGCGCGCCGACATCGGCGGGGTACGCGCCGCCAGCCGTCGCCCCCGGTGGAAGCGGAGGACTGCCCCCGCGAGGCGCGGGTAAATGCGCGGCCGCGCCGGTTGGGAGCGGCGGCAACGTCGGGATGGCCAGGCCAGCGCGCATCTTGTCGACGTAATCGCGCGTCTCTTTCGGCAGCGACTCGATCGGGTCGGCCATCCGGCCAGGTCCGGCGTTGTAGCCGATCGCGGCCTTGACCGGATCGCCCCCAGCCCGCTTGAGAACATCGGCCAGGATCGTCATCCCGACATGCACGTTGTACGCAGGGTCGTCGAGCCGTGAGGGATCGAACCCGTACTCTTTCGCCGTGTCCGGCATGACTTGCATGATCCCGCGCGCGCCAGCCGTCGACACAGCGGCGTTGCGGCCGCCAGACGATTCGATGCCGGAGATGATGCGCCCGAGGCGATCGAGCGCGAAGTCGCCGCCGCTGTACTTCGTGATCAGGTCGGAGACGATCGGGGTCGGCTGCGGTGGCGCGGGTGTGGCCTTGAGCGCTGGCGAGGTGCCGGGGTTAGCGCCTGGCGGAAGCGGCGGCAACGCGCCGGCCGGCAACGGCGGAAGACTCGATTGCGGCGGCGCTGATGGCCCAGGAGCGACGGGAACGGGCGGCGTGGTGTATCCGCCCGTGGCGGTGCCCGGCTGCGCGCCAGCGGGAAGGGGCGGAAGCGTTGCGCTACCGGCAGTCGCTCCTGCGGGAAGCGGCGGAGCCCCGGCCATTACTTACCAGCCGGTACAGGTGAACCGTCGTAAAATTCCCAGCCCGTGTTCTGGGCATTTGGCCGAATCGGTCGGCCGTTCAAGGTCGGACCGCCGGCCGGCGGGTCTTTTTGCTGAACATTCGCGCCTGTGATCTGCGAGTACGTGCGCGCGATGCTTTGCGACGCGTCGTACTGTTCGGCACGCAGCATCGGCCCCTGGGTCTGGATGAACTGGTTGAGCGACGCGGCCTGGTCGACAAGCGACTGATAGAGTGGCGAGTTCCGCAGCTTCGCGTTCTGCGACATCGAATTGATTTGCGCGGTGACGCCGTCGAGCGACTTCTGCGCGCCGTCGAGTTCGCCCGACGAGCCGGTCAGCATCGCCTTGTAGATGCGGAAGTCGTCCTGAACGCCGGTGCGCTGGAACCGCTGTTTGGCGAGGTCGACCGACTGCAGGTAGGCGTTCAGCCGGGTTTGCGATTGGTCGAGCCGAGTCTGCGCGCGCTGCGCGTTCGCCATCGCGATGCGCTCTTTGCCCTGGAGGTCCGCATACTTGAACGTCAGCGTGCGATCGAACTGCGACTTGAGGTCCTTCTCGCGGTCGGTTTTGTACTCGTCTTCGTTCGCGAGGTGAATGCCGAGCGAGTGAATCTTGTCGATCTCGGCCTGATATTCTTCGCCGACGTGCCGGTCCTTAAACGCGTCGCTGAGGCCAGTCCCATCCGCGTTGAGATATTCGTTCAGCGAGTCGGCTTCGGCGAAGTTTCCGGCGGCCTTCAGCCGATCTTGGGTCTGTTTGACGTCCTGAAGAAACATCGCTGGCTGGTAGCCGCTCTTGGCATCGGACAGCATCTTCTCTTTGGCCGCGAGTCCCGTGAAGACTTGGTTCAGCCCGACCGGTGTCATTGGCGTACGAACCTGTTCGGTCTTCAACCAGTCCGGCGCGTCGGGTGGCAACACGCGCTGTTCGGGCGGCGACGCCATCGCCTTGTCGACGTCTTCTTGCGTCCACGCGGAGAACGGCTTTTGGGGATTCAGAATGCCGGACAGCGTCTTCGGATCCCAGTTGCCGTCTTGACCCGGCGAGAAGCCTCGGCGCTGCAAAATCGGCCCGAGTATGGCCTTCATGGCCGGAGTGTTCGCAAGCGCCGGGTTCGCGGCGAGCGCGGGGGCGATCCGGGAAAGATGAAGATCGTCTTGCTGGGCTCCAGCCTGATCGGTGGCGGCCTTTGCCGCAGCGACTTTTTCTGCGTTCTCGGCGACGTTGACCGGTGCATCTTGAGCGGCCTGAGCGAGTTCGCCCCCGATGTTTACGGGCGCGACAGTCGGGACGGCAACGGGCGTGAATCCAGGGCTCATTCGGTAAGTCCTCCGGGCAGATCGTCGATGCCAGCCTCGACACAGGCTTTCGCGTCTTCGATGATCGCCTCGTCTACCCCGGTCGCCCAGTAGGCAAGGCCCGGCACGCGCAAGCCCTCTTTCGGCCATTCCATCGCTTCATCGGCGAGTTCCGACGCGACGTCGCCCACAGCGCACGACAGCCCGACGAGCCCCTCGGGGGCCGCGACCGCGAGGCCTTCGTCGGCCGGGTACATGAGTTCGTAACCGAAGAACGGCGGCTCCCACAAATTCCCGACGTCGCCCCGTACGTAAACGCCGACCGCGGACCCTTCGTCCTCGCGATCGATGTGCTCGAAGGGTGCGGGCGGGACCGTTAGGCGCACGGTCACCGCGAATCGATCGCGCGCCGGAGCGGAATCTTCGCCTTGGCCGGTGGCGACGTACCATAGCCAGCGCGAATAGTCGTCGTATAATAGCGTCGCGGCCGGTTCGCTATCGTACCCGAAACGGCCGCACCACTCGAGGAAGTACGCCTGCCCATCTTTTAGGATCGCGTTGATATCGTAGACGCCGGGCACCGCGTACTTCTTCACAAAAATGTCCGTCAGCCGATCCCAGTTCAACATTTTTGCGATGGTTGGCTCGTCGTCTTCATACAGCCCGACTGCGTTCCATGCACAGCCTGTGGATGGACCGACGTCGCCAGGCATGAACTTCTTGTGCTCGATGTCCCACTGATACGGACCGACCCACGCGCGGCCGTTCCACCAGCGCTGAGTCGATAGCGCGAACCCCGGCAAGCAGTCCTCAAGGAGACATGCGCCGTTGTGGCCGCGGCGTTTCACCAGACGCAGGTAGTCGACGAGGTCCTCGGCATCGACGCACTTGTGGGTGGAGTCGCCGTCGATGTACGTGTCGGTCTTCCAGTAGACTTCGCGATCGAGATCGCCGCTGCGCGCGTACGCGATGCACGCATCGACCGATTCGAACTGCTGGGTGGCCGGAGACTCGATCCCGGCTTGCTCGGCGATCTCGCGCCCGAACGCGCGGTCCATCTCGAGCCGGTCGGAGAATTCGGACGCACCGATGACGTGGACGCCCGCCGCGCGCGCATCGTCGGCCAGCGCGCCGAGGCCCTCTTTCGTCGATGCGGTCGAGTCGAACAGCATGATCGTCGGCTCGCCGGCGCGGCTGCCTTCCTTCGCGTACTCAAGCAATTCGTACCACGAATTCGTCAGCGGGACGAGGCCCTCGCCGACGTGCTTTTGGTTGGGAATGACGCGCGGCGAGCCTTTGTGGAGTTCGCCGCGCCAAACCTTGATATCCGCCCCCTCGTCCTGTAGCCGACGCCAGAGACCGACTGCGGTGCAGAACTCGCTGGCGATCGCGATGCGCATGCGCTAGACGGAAGTCAGGGTAGGCGTCGACGACGTGTTGGGCGTCGGAATGTCGGGCGCGAATCCGGGCGGTCCCGACGGCTGGTCGAGGGCGCCGGTTCCACCGGGGATCGTCGGCACGGACACGCCCGTTCCGCCGGCCGGCGTCGCGCCAGGGGACGCGGGAGGGCTCAAGCCTTTGATCCCCGTCAACACCCCGCCAAGGCCGCTAGCCAAGCCGGCACCCGCCGCCGTACCGCTAAGACCGTCGTTGCGCGCCGCGAGCCCGTACGAGTTCCCGACGCCGCTGTAGATGTTCGCGGCAGCCTGGGCATTCTGCGTGTTGGCACTAAGAGCCGCGTTTAATGCCTGGCTGATGGAATCGCCAAACAGCGACTTTGCAAGCGCGCCGATATTGGGCACGCCGCCGGCACTCGACAGGAACGAATTGACTCCGCCCTTCTGCGCATCGAGGATCGGCTGAAGCGAGACCGGCTGCGCCAGTTGGTTGGCCTCTGCCGTTGCCGCCGCTTCGGAAGATGCCTGATTGGCTTGATTCGCCTTCGATGCGTTGTTCGCAGCGTTCTGACTCGAAATCGTTTCGCCCACGCCGAACAGTGACACCGCCAGCGCGGCGATCGGGATGGCGGCCGGCCCATAGAATTCACGTCCGCGAATGCGGCCGAGGTTTGCCAGCGAGTCTGGCTCGTCGCGCTCGAGCAGCCAGCGATAGAGGCTCATTTCGGGACGTCCTTTCGCTTGTGTAAGAAGACCAGGGCGTGCGGCTCGTCGCCGGTCTCGCGGACGATCGCGTGCCAGTGCTCGCGATTCTCGTAGAGCGCGACGTGCGCAATTTGATCGATGTCTCCGCGGTTGAGCATCTCGCGATAGCTGTAGAGCATTGAGGCGAACGCAATCTTACCTTCGAGCGTCCCGTCGTAGTACGCGTCGGTTACCTCAAGGCGCTTGCCTTCGAGGTATTCGCCGAACACGGCGACCGTGGTGCCCTTGTATTTCACGCCACGCCAGGTCGTCGCGCGTTCGTGCGCCTGATCGCGCGGACCCAGCCCAAACTTGTCGCGGAAGGCCATTAGCATCGACTCGACCGCCGGGTCATCTGCCGGCAGTTCGAGCGTCTCCATGTCGGCGGACAGCGCCGCGACGCGTTCTTTCGTAGTCGTCATGCAGATGGTGCTCCTGGCGTCGGTGGCGCGGGGGCTGGGTTCGGCACGCCGGAACGCCCGGCGAGCGATGCGATGATGCTACTGATCATCTTGGCCAATTCGGACCCGCCAACGGCGTTACCGCCTTGCTCGGACCGCGCGATGCCTTCGCTCGGCCCCACCAATTGGCCGCGCACGGATCCGTGGTGCGTGCCTTCTGGACCGGCCGACGCCCCCATGACGCCCATCGCGCCATTCGGGTCCATGACACCGGGCGTAGCGGTCGGGCCGCCCATCGCCGGCTTCGGCTTGGGTTCGAGGGATTGCGTCGCTGCGGCACCATCGCTCTTATCCACTATTGGCTCGCGTACCGACGCGCGAGTTGGTACTTGGCTAGCTCGCGGCTGATCAATTGCGCCGTGCCCCAATCACCCTGCTCGGTCGCGACGTGATACGCGCGGCGCAGGCGATCAGGAAACGGCCCGAGTTGATCAATGCCGTGCGGCTGCGAAAGTACGCGATAGTCTTCCATCGCTTGAGCCTGAAGCGCTTCGCTCTTGGCGCGCATCTCGGCTAAGACGTCGGTGGTGTTGGCGCCTATGTTACTTGCCATGCCGATCCCGTCCAGACGTAAAGATGACTCGTATCAGTGCGATAAAACGTCTGCCCGGTCACCGGACTCGACGGGAACGCCGTGCCGACGCCGGTCGATGACGACGTGGTTCCGGAGTTAGTGGACGATTCCGTGCTCGTCGCGATTGATGAACTGCTCGGGAAGAACGATCCGCCTCCCCGGGTGTACTCGACGCCGATAGTTCCTGCCGGTAACCCTGCCATGATTCTATTCTACACCCTCGGCGTAAGCGTACGGTCAAGCGGCATGATGCCCCACACGGTAACGGCCCAGATTTGCGGTGCCGGCTTGCCCGCGGCGCCGGTGACCGAGACCGAAAGCTGCGCCATGTAGCCACGCGGAATCGTTCCTTGGCCGGGCGTTCCGATCGTTTTGATAAAGTGCGTGTCGACCGAGAGGTCCGTAATCGTCCATACGATAGGGGCCTTATTGTCGATTTGCAAGGTGACCGTCGCTTTGCCGTATTGCAATGGCGGTAGGTCGAGCGTGATCACGGTGTACTGCTTCTCGTTGCGCGGCTTGTTGCTGCGCGAGAATGGCGCCATCCAGGAGAACGTTTGCGGGTTGCCCAGATCATAGTCCGCATCGACAAACCAGTAATCGACCGCAGCGAGTATCCCACCAGCGGGCTGCCGGGCAGCCACGATTTCATTGAAGCCTTGGCCTGCGCCGTTGGCGACGTAGTTGGCCGGACGCGCCGCCGTGAAGTCCAGAGCGCCTGCCGACGGCGGCGCAAACTCCAGTTGGCCGAGCCAGATGCTGCCCGGGATGAAGTACCCGTACGTTTCGTTCAGCAGTGGGAACGATAGGTAGTACGTCATGTTCGCGAATGAGCCGACCGACGTTTGCATCTGCGCTGGCGTGAGGGCTGGTGACGTTGGCGTTGCGTTGAATAGCCCGCGCAACGCTTCGGACACGTATTGCGGCGCGGAGCCATCGAACCAGTAGACGCCGTTTTCGGTCAGCCAGAACATGCCGCCGTTTACTGGCGCGACCGAATGTCGCGAGACGCAACCGATGTTGAATAGATCGCGCTGGATGAAGCTGCTCGCGGAGTCGCCGTAGACCGCCCACGTTTCCTGTCGCGCAAGCGCCATCAGCAGCGTTCCCACCTCGGCCAGCGCGATCGGGTCGTCGCCGTAGAAATCATCGTAGGTCGTGTTGTAATTCGGCGGCACCGTATACTGATTGATCTCGCCAGCCTGCATCTCAAGGACTTGCTGGATTTGGTTGAACTCCCACGGCCGGCCAAGATTGGAATACCACAGTTGGTTATCCGGGAAGTTGTTCGTCGAGGTATCCTGGACGTTCGCGTACACCCAGATACGATTTTTGTGGATGCAGATGGATGCGAAGTTCGCGGCTCCGGCCGGCACACCGTACGATCCCATGACCGTAGGCGGCTGGTCACGCTGCGGTTGCAGCTGTGCGTTGCCGGTGATCGCTGCGTCGGGCGAGATGTCGAAGAAGTTGCCACTGACTCCGAGCCCTAGCACTGCCGAATTGCCAACGAAGCAGTATGTGGGCTGGAGATTCGACTGCCGGTAGATGTTGGTCGTATACGGCAGTCCGTCGAGCGTGTGCACGCCGGTCCAGGTGTATGCCGGTCCACTGAACGGCGAGATGTTGACGCCGAATCCGACGACACCACTGCCAACCGATGGCGGCGTAACGAATTGATTGAGGTCGACGCTGGACTCGGAAATGGTTCCGTCCGGCATGACCGTTTGTCGCGTGAACAGATAGTAGACGGTCTCGTTCGAAAGGCCGCCGTATATGCTAAAGCCGGCGTCATGGACGATCTGGTTCGTGACCTGGAACGTCGTGCCAGTGACGCCGCTGACGGTCAGAATTTCTTGCTGCGTGCCCGAATCGATGACGACTTTATTTCCGTTCGCGATATTCGTCATGTTCGTCGGCGTGATCGTGACAGGCGTTCCGGTCGTCTGGATACCCGATCCACCGTTCGAATTGACTGGCCCCGTGCTGTAGGCTTGCACGCCCGAGACGTTGATATTTCCGTACGCGACTGGAGGCGGATACTGCCACGCGAACATATACGCATAAATCACCGGCTGCGCGATGTTGAATCCGACCGCATGATTTTTCGAAAAGACCGCCGTGAACGTGGTGCCAGTAACAGCAAAAACGACAATCGTTTCGGCATTCACGCCAGTGTCGACGAGCAAAACCTGACTGAGGCTGATGCCAGCCATCGATACGGGGGTGACCGTGACCGTACCAGGGTTGACCGCGACCGTTGATGTCGTGAGGTTGATCGGGCTGGTCTGGGTCGTAGCAAATAGGCGTTGACCACCGTTCGTATAAACGACGCCAGCGAATTGAACCGCCTGATCGAAGGGCACACTATTGGCGACTTGCGAGAGCTGCGGCGCTGCGCTCGTCGTGACCGGCGTATAAATATAGCAAGTCCACGCGCCAGCACTGTTAAGGCCGCCGACGAGATACGCTGGGATGCTGTTCACGCCGTAGACGCCGAGCATGAATCCGAAGACGACCGCGACGGACGATAGCACAGCTGAGAAATCGTAGAGCAGCACGCGCCCAGCTTCGGTTGTCAATGCGTCTTCGATAATCGCCGTGTTCGCGCCGACCGCCTGAACGGCGAATCCGGGATCAACAGTCGGTCCGGATTTCGTGTAGTTGACGCCCTTGAACGGTCCTAGCTCGAGGAGCGGCTCGTACTCGGCCGCGGCCATGCTATAACGTCATCCGTTCGATGATGACGATGCCCGGTGCACCGGCTCCGCCAGCGGACGTCGTGAATGCACCGCCCGAACCGCCGGCACCAGGGACGACAGCTGCGCCCAAGCCGACGCCGAAGACGAACTGGCCGCCGCCGCCGAACGGCGTGCCAGCACCGGCGCCCGGCAAGAACAGAATGCTGACAACGGCGGTCGTACCGTATCCACCGCGCGCGCCAGGTAATGCAATCGCCGGCGATCCCGAACTCACCGTACCGCCAGCACCGCCCGAAGCCGGCGTCGAGGTCGTGACAGTCGCGGCCGTCGATCCGGTTCCTCCGGACCCTCCTCCTGCCGTAACCGCAGTCGCGAGCGCCAGCGACGAACTGCCTCCGGCCCCGCCGTTGCCGCCGGTATTCGCGCCTGCCGAGCCTGCCGCTCCGACGGTCACAACGATCCCGGTCGACGCGGCGATGCCGCTGAACGAACCTTCTGCATACGCACCCGCGCCGCCGCCGCCGCCGCTGGCCGCGTTGCCGTTCGCGCCGCCTCCGCCGCCGCCGCCGCCCATGATGCGAAACCGGTAAAGCGTCGCTATCGAGCTTGTCGAGGGCGTCGTGAACGTGAAAGTACCGGCGGTCGCATACGCAGTAATCGAGTACGTCTGTGCGCTCGCGATCGAAGCCGCTTGCCACTGGAACGGCGCCGTGACGCCGGGCGCAACCTGATAGAACTGGAGCCCGCCGCCCGGCAAGAACGCGACCGCAGACGAGATCAGAAGCGGGTTGACCTGCTGCCAGCCGAGCGTCGCGCTGACGAACGTCGCGTTGTAGACGTTCCACAGAATGCCGTTGACTTCGCGGGTTTCCCAATACTGACCCAGAGGGGTCTCGGTTCCGGCATAGATCATCCCGGGATATTGCTTTTGGACGTACGAATCGACGGTCGGGTTCGAGACGCCAGCAGCGTAGTCGAAGTTACTCATCAGTAACCCTCAGCGAAGATAACATAGTAGTCGCCATTCACTGTCGTGAAGGTAACGCTCGCCGCCGTTACGGCAGTGATCGTGGCATATGTGAGCGTGTTTGGGCACCAGATATGCACGTAGTATGTCAGGTTGCTGCTGAAAGATACGGGCCAGTAGTAGGTCGTCGAAGCGCCACTTGCTAGGACCTGATCTCGAATCGTGTGCTCAACGTTGACGGGAACGTTTGTCCCAGACCCGATTGGAGCTACGTTGCTCGCGCTGCCAGTATAGCGAACGGGAGAGATGCCGCCGTATGCCTGCGTGTTCGCCGACAAGTTTCCAGCGACGTTCGCCTCCATGATGACGTTTGCGGTTGTGGTCGCGCCGCCAGCAACTTGCGTCGTCGCGTTGATGCCGTAGCCGGCATTATTGCGAACCCACCCGCCGACGATTTGCACCATCGCGCCGAGCGAATCGTTACGAATTCCGTCCAGATGTCCCAGACCGCTATTTGTCCCCGCCTGCCACACCATCGCTTCGGTGAGCAGGATAAAACACGATGCCGAGACCGTGTTTTGCAACCAGAGTCCGTATCCACCGGAGTTCGATATCCATCCCTGGGTAAATGCGATCAAGACTGCCGTTCCCGCAGATGTCGCAACGACGACGTTATCGGCTACAGCAGTGTCAAAATTCGTGCCGGGACCGAAGAAAATCTCGCGATTCGTCGCTGCGTTTATTGCGTTGTCGACTCGGAAATTGACGTTGTTCGCGATGACGTCGAGGTCGTTCGTGTAGAGACCGCCGTAGTTGCCGCCACAGTACAGGCCGATCCCGCCACAGTTGGTGATCAGGCCTTCGGTAAGGTAAAGGCCGCCATTGCCGCCGCCCGTCGTGCCGGCGACCGTGATACCGTTGTTCTTCGCGCCGACGTAGATGCCAGTCCAGTTGGTCGCGTTCACGCCATCGAAGAAAACGCCGTTGTAGCAGGTTGGCAGGCCATACTGGTACGTGTTGATGGCGATGTTTGTCATGTACGACTCGCCCATACCGACGAGATGCAGCAGGTAGCCCGCTGTCATCACCGTGGTCGACGTCACGCCCCAGTCGCGGAACGTGCACGCGTGCAGAAACACCGTGTTATTTCCAAACAGCATGCAGTCGATCGTTGTGCTGGCGCCGCCGTAAATGAACGTGCTCGCGACCTGTCCTGCGCCCAGAATCGTGATCGGCGTGAAGATGCTCGCCGGAACGATCGTCAGCTGCGAGGTGAACAGGTACGTGCCTTCCGGCACCCAGCCGGGAACGCCGGTCTGGATGACGTTCAGCCACGCCTGGATCGCTGCTGTATCGTCGGTGACGCCGTTGCCGGTCGCGCCGTAGTCCTTAAGATTAGCGAGGCCCAGCGGCGATCCGAACGTCGTCGTGGTCGCCCAGACGATCGGCGATGTGGCACCCGCGATTGCGGTCTTGTACTGTAACCCCGCGCTCGAGAGCACTTGAGCGTACGATGGCAGCAGCGGGTTGACCTGAGAGAAGCCCAGCAGAGATGGATTCCAAGTCGCGTTGATCGTCGACCACAGCGAGCCCTGGATCTCGCGAACTTCGGACCATTCTCCAGAGAGCTCGGTGCCGTTGAGCTGAACACCAGGCCACTGCTTTTGAACGAGCGCGTCGTTCGCTGGCGATGCACCGCCGAAGTTGAAATCGGTGACGCTCATTAGTAGCGGCCTCCGTGGTTACGGCGCACACGCTGGCGCGAAAACTGCGGGCGCAGCGTACGAACCATCGGCGTCTCGGGTTTCTTGCCTTCCCACGTTCCGCGCCATGATAGCATCCGCTTCTTTTCCGCCTGGTAGTTCGATTCGCACAACGCGTTTTGCTTACGCGAGTTGTCGTCGTTGTTCGAGAAGAACGCCCAGCACGCAGCCGCCCAGACGATGCCGGGTTTGAAGTTCTCAGGCGATGTCATCGGCTGCGCGACAGTCACCCCACCGTTGGTGACGTACGGGATCGTGTCCGGTTGGCGAACGCCATCGACCTGGATCGGAACGCCGTCATTCGCCGGAATGCGGGGAAGTCCAAGCCATCCGCCGCGCCAGTAGTACCGCGGACGCTGATACGGCGTCCACGGGGCGGCATTGGGAGCGGGAAAACCACTACTCCAAGTGCCGGTCGAATCCGGGTACGACGCGGGCTCCGTTACCGTCCATGCCGGCGCGGACTGACCGGTCGTCCCGATCGGCTGATCGCCGTACGGTGCCGGGCTTTGCGTCGTTCCGCCGCTGCTGTTGTCATAATAGCCGATCTGGCGGCCTTCGAGTGTCGCGAGATCCGATGGCACGATAATCTCGCCGGCCAGATAGATGCCGTCAACCTCGAGCATGAGGGGAAACTGATAGATCTGCACGCCGCCGACCGTCTCGACAACGACCTTGCAATCCGGGAACAAAATGTCCCCGATCATTCGTTTGTTGCCCTGATCGATCCAGTTGATCAGGGTCGCGTCGGACCAGCGCCCCGTCGACGATGTATCAAGATCAGAAAGCGTCTGCCGAAGCAGGGTCAGGCAGGCGCCGCTATCGAGCCCTTGCGACACACGTCACCGGGCTAAAATCAGATAGCCAGGGGCAACGATCGACGTAGCGATCGCGCATGTGACAAATCCGCTGTTGAGCGCCATTCCGGTTGCAGGCGCTCCGAGCAACGTCGTCAACGTCGGCGTGTTCGCATAGATTTGCGTGCCTGACAGCGTCGCGCTGTCAAAGCACGATACGACCGTGATCTGCGCCGCAAGCGACTGCACGCCGTAGAAAGTAGTCGCCTGAACAACCGTGGTGGCCGTTGTCGTCACCAGCGTGTACTTGGGCGGCGGTACGTCGGCGTAGACGGGGGCGGCAAACGCGGCAAGTAGCGCGCAGATGAGGACGATGCGCTTCATTACGGAATCCCCAAGAGCGATACGTTGAAATTTCCAACCGGCGCAGCAGATGCGGTCAGCACCGCTCGAATCGCGACGATCGTCCCCGAGATGGTCAACTGCGGCGACGTCGGCGTTAGTGGGTTGGCGACCGGGCCAGTGCTGCCCTGATCAGACGGTCCTTCGGCGAGTACCCACATGCCGGGATCGATGCCAGGAAAGAAGCCCGCCGCGGCATTCGCGAGGACTTGCGGGCTTCCACCGAATGGTAGCGCACGAACGCCGGTGGGCGTGCGACCCTGCAGCGCGTACATGTACGTTTGGAACGCCGCCGGAGAACTCGTCACGTAGATCGATACGCCGTAGCCGACGAGCGCGGCCGTGCCGACTTGCTCGAGTTGGATGCGCCATTTCGAGAACGCGCGCGCCTCGACTGCGAACCCGCCCGAATCGTTTACACCCAGCGCACCATAGGCAACGGTCGGCGTCGCCACGACAGCCGTGTTCGGCCCGAGGTTCGAGAGGAGATACCCGGAGAGGAGATTGCTGCCGGCGCCTGATCCCGGCATCTACGTCGCCGCTGCGTGGCGCGCGAGATACGCCTGCCCGGATGAAATTAAGCCGGGGTTGTTTTCGAGCAGTCCGATGAACGTGTTGCACCAGTTGCAAAGTAGGTCGCGAACGGCATTTGTCTTGTGATCGTGATCCACGTTCATCGTCCTTTCTTGCGGCTTCAGACAGAGTGCGCAACAACCGTTTTGGGCGGCGACCATGTCATCGAATTGTTTTGGTGTCAGTCCGTACTTAGTTTTTCGATGCCAGTCATGCTTTCGCAGTTTTTGTCCTGGCGTTCTCTGTTGCGCAACGGTTCGCGCAATGATCTTTTTCTTGATGTTTTCCGGTTGGCTACGATACCAGTTGCGCTGATAGGTCTTGTACGCTTCCCATTCCTCGGGAGTGCAGTCTGATTTCTTCACTCCTCCAGTATATCAAAAATCAGACATATTTTGGTTTTATTTTTAGGTCAGAAATCGACCCCGGGCTCGGGGGTGACCAACGGCGGATATTGCTGACCGGGAGCAGTCGCTTGCAGCGGCTGCGGTTCGTCGTACATCGAGATGATGAGGTTCGTGATCGTACCGGCACCGGCGGGCGTGGTCACGCGCAGCGTCAGCACCGAAGCGTTTGCCCAGATGCAGTCAGGATTTGAAGGCACCAGGATCTGTGCGTAGTTCGCTCCCGTTCCGGTCGCCGACGTGAGGTTCGGAAAGTTGGTTGTGTTGAAGACGACGTCCGCAGCGAACATCGCGTTGCCGGGGACCGATGGATTCGACGCAATCCCGCCGCCCCCGACCGGATAAGTCACGGTCAGCTGGCTGCCCGCATTCGGACCCTGGCCGCCCGATGCTTGGCCGAGCGCATTGTATGAAACAGGCGGCACCGATGAGTTGTCGTTACCGGGAATCGACCCTTGGACGTACGCGCCCGTGCCGTGCACGATGTTGAATGATGCCACTGCGAGCGCAGCCGCGCCGATCGCAGAGCAAAACACCGCAATTTTCGGGATTTTGACGCGACCGGGGACGATAAAATACGCCTGAATAACGGTGTTCGCTTGGGAAATCGCGACCGAAGGGATCGAGAAGATGTTCGACTCGGTCCCGAGCGTTCCGAGCGTGTAGGCTTCGCGCGAAGTGAAGTCTAGCGACTTCTTCGCGCGACCCAGCAGCAGGTCGAAATTTCCGGGATAGGCTGCTTGCAGCTGCGCCGGGGTGAGCGGCGACAGCTGCGGATAGCCGGGAAGACCTGACATGGAGTCCCCTTAGAAGGCCACAGCCCCAGCGCCGAGTGAAGCGACCGCCGAACGCCACGTCCAAGCGCCCTGCGCCATCCGGAACGAGTCCATGATGATGCGATTCTTCGTCATCGGGTCGCGGAACGAGTCGAAGTCCGACTGCCAGCGGAACCAAACGGTCAGGCCGTGCGCGTCGCTACCCGGCTTGCCCTTGTTGCCGAGCATGAACCATGCGTACGGGTTCGAGAGGTCGCGCCACGCGAAGATCTTCCACTTGTTGTACTGGATGTTCGTCTTGCGCGTATTTTCGTACGGCGCGGTCGGCGATGAGGTGATTTCCTCGGCGATCTGAGACATCTGCGGGTGGCAGACGATCCAGATCGGGGTACGTTTGTCTTTCTTCCCGCGATCGTCGAGCATTGTTTCGAACAGCAGCTCGCCGGCCCGAATCGATTCTGGCGTCATCTGCGTGTTGCCGAGCGAGTTCGAGAACGTCTGGCCGATGCGCGACACGACGCCGGTCGGCGTCACGACCGGGTTCAGCACGTGCGCGGGTGAGAACAGCGGCTGGCCGTCCGGGAGCAATTTCAGGCCGGAGAAGCCGAGGTTCAGCATCGCGACGGCCAAGAGGTCCTTGGTGTTGCGCGCCGACTTCGCCATCATCGACGGGATCTCGGTCAGGATGTCCAGCGGGTCTTCGACGGTCGCTTCGCGCGACACGGCGGCGGCGAGCGCGTAGGTTGAGAAGATCGCCGTGAACGGAATCATCTCGTTCGGCGCATCGAACGTGGGCGCTTCGCCCTCGCCCTTCTGGATAAAGTTCCCGAGGCCGGTATACGGCAGCATCTGCACGTACCGCTTGCGATCTTTCGGCGTGTACGTGTTGATGATGACGTCGTATTGAGCTGGTACCGAATCCGTCTCGTCCTTGTACTTCTCGTCGAGAAGATGGGTCGAGGCGATGAATGGGGCGTTGGTGGTCCAGAGAGGTGTTGCCATCTTAGATCAGCGCCGCCGCGTTGAAGGCGACGAGGACGCGAGCGCCCACGTCGTTGACGTTACCCTGGTTTGGACTGAAGGCGAGGTCACGAATGACCCCCACCGCCGTCTGTGACGTATCTGCCACGAAGTACCCCGTCGTCGAGTCGATGTTCAAGCCGACTGCGGCGTTGAACAGGGTGTTATTGAACGGCTGCACCAGCGACATCTCAAGGAGGCCGGACTGCAGCTTCGTGATCGGGAGCGCGAAGGGATCGTTCGTCCAGCCGGGGCCGTACGATTGCGTCGCGCCGAACAGGCCGCGCTTGCCGGTAAACTGCGAGCCGCCTGCGGTCGCGCCTTGCTGGCCGCCGTAGTACGCGTCCGAGTCGACGTCGGCGACGCCGATGATGCCGGTCGACGAGCCAGCCGACGCGCGGTTGGCGCCGACCGAGTTGGTCAACGGGTTCAGGATGTTGCCGGTGGCCGTACCGAGCGTGATCACGGTGAACTGGCGTGCCCACGTGTTCGGCAGGAAGCCGAGGTACACGGTGTACGTGGTGGCACCGGCGGGAGCGCCAGCGGCAGCGACGTTGATTGTGGCCGTGAACCCGGGCTGAAGGTTGATGATGAACGGCTGGGAGTTCTGCGACTCCGTAGCAGCCGTGATCGTGTAAGTCACGACGCCGAACAGCGTGCGGGCCGGAGCACCGGCCGAAGCGACTCCGGTGACGGTCACGGCGCCCTGGACGAGCGCGGCGGTCGATCCGACGTTGAAGGCCGACGGCTGCGAAGTGGCGAGCGGCCCGAGGAACGGGCCGGGCGTATTCGCACCGGTCGCGTTCGTGAAGGAGGCTGCGGTACCGCCGGTCGGCACGACGATCGCACCGGTGGTCACGTTCAACAGGATGTCGCCATCGCGGAACGTGGCGTTTTCGGCCGGGTACACCTGCGCCGTCTGGGGCGAGGTGATCCCGCCTACGGCCTTCCACTTCGGCGCAAACGCCGGATAAACGAGTTGGACTGGCAAGTGTGATCTCCCCTAAAACGAAAAACTCCCCGACGCTATAAGCGCGGGAAGCCTCGGTTTTTCCGTCAGCCTCGGTTTGGTCGAACCGCTACGAGCGGGCGACCTTGCGAGTGGCCTTTACCTCGGACGCTACGATTGCACCTTCTACCAGCGTGAACGTCACCGAGCCGAACGCGGGCCGGTTCTCCCAGGCCAGCAGCGCGGCGATCTCGTCGAAGCCGTTAGGATCGTTCTCCCACATCTCGACCAGCAGCCGAAGCGCGCGTTCCGGGAGGCTCCGCGGACGAACGACGCGCTCGGCTAAGGCCACTTGCCTAGACGACTTGCTCTCTGGCGGTGTCTTTGGACGTTAGTTCGCCTGTCACACGCCCTTGCAAAGCCGTATGCGTGACTTGCTCCATATCCTCTGCGAACCGATCTTCGCTGCCGGCAAGCTCGGCGAGGTACGCCTTCTCCCAGTGCTCGCCCGACACGTCGCCCTGGTCTTCGTTGTTCATCTGCGCCGGATTGATGATCTCGAACAAGCCGAGACCGCCGGGCGTCCGAACGACTTTCTTCGGGCCGTCTTGCGTAAGGATTCGCCGCAGTTCGATATTTGCGAATCGGCTGGTCCGATCGACTTCATCGCCCGTCACCGGACGCATAATGTGCCGCTCGACCATCGACGACGTGTACTGATCGTCCGGCTTGCGCCAGCAGTATTGAGACGTCGGGTTCGGGTTTTTCAACATCAGGTGCGGCTGCGAGAAAATCGCCGTGCGATCGATCCCGGGAACCTTGAAGCCCGCGTACGGGCCGACGTTGATCCCCATGACCATCTTGCGGCGGTTGGAGCCCGGCATCCGGGCGCTGGCGATCGCGGCGGCTTCGGCCGACGCGGCACTCATATCGGTCATGTGTTAGCTCGCTTCTGCTTGCATGCGTTTTATAGTGGCCTCGATGCTCTTTTTCTGCTTGGCCGGATCGCCCGGGTAGAGTTCGGTGGTCCAGTCAATGAGCCGCTGAGACTCGGCTGCGTTCATCCCCGGGAACGAAACGACGTTTCCGCCGCCTCCGCCCCCGCCGCCTCCGCCCATCGACCGCGGCGCGGCGATGCGGGATGCCGATCCGAGCAAGACCTTGCCGGCAGCGCGTTCGTACTTCGCGTCGAGGTACTCTTTCGTCTCGGCGGGCGTCGCCGTGGCCAGCGATTGGCGCTCCGTCTCGGAGATCATGAAGTTCTTCGCGACGAGTTTATGGACTTTTTCGGGCGTGTCGGCGGCCTTCGTGTCCAGGAACATCTGGACTGCGTACTGCCCAGCCTTGTCGGCCAGCGGGTTGCCGTATTTCGAGAGCGCCGCGTCGACTTTACGTTGCGCGACGTCCTCTACCGACCCGATGAAGAACTTCGCGATATCGGCGTCGTCGCCGGTCAGGACGAGGTCTTTCAGTTTCTTTCCGTACGCGGCGATTTTGTTCGCCTGCTCGGCCGGATCTTCGCCCGGCTTGGCCTGAGTGGCCAAGAACGACTTGCCGATATTGATCAGTTCGGCCATCTGGGCGCTGCTGTTGCCGCCCATCGCCCGCAGTCGCTCGACTTCCGCTTCGAGTCCGGCGAGTTTGGCCTCGGCCGCCGTAGGCTGCGCGCCAGGCTCGCCGCCTTCTCCACCCTCGCCGCCGCCGGCGGGGGTTTCGCCATCCTCGAGTTCTACTTCGAGTTCGTCTTCATCCGGCATCGGGTTCTCCTTCGAGTTTTTGCTGCAATTTCTTGGCTTCTTCGATCGCGTGACGCGAACCGGCCATCATCGCCTCGGTTTCGCTCACGTCCGGCGACGACAAGAGGGCCCAGCCGCACGAACAGCCGGAAATGAACCGGTCTTCAATCGGCAACGTCGCGACCCGGTGCATGTGCCGCGCCGAAAGTTCCATGTATCGCTCGACTGCTGGCACCTGATCGGACCTCCGCTCCGGTTCGCCCTCCGGTTCGCTTCGCCGGCCGTTCGCCACGCGATGAACGGCGTGCCCACCGGCCGTCAAAACCCCGTTCCTGTTGCCCAATCCGCTCATGCTGATGCTCCCGCTGGTACGGGCGGCGGCGGTGCGCCGTTCTGCGACGGCTGGCCACCCGGCGCGGCCGCTCCCGGCTGCGCTCCGCCCGCTTGAGCCGCGGCTTGCGCGGCCATCTGCTGCTGACGTCCTTTGGCTTCTTCAACGGTGCCGATAAACCGCTCGATTCCCATCAACTGGAATGTCTGGAACAGTTCTTCAGCGAGGAAATATGCCTTCAGCGGGTCGCTGACAATCCACGGGAACACCTTCGCGATGATGCCGAGGCACCCGAGGAATTCCTGACGTCGCGACGGCGCGTCGATCGGGTCGGACAGGCCCGCGATGTCGATATTGAAGTTCCGGGCGAGCGCGGCCGGCGGCAGCGTGAATTCGCCGCCCTGTTTGTCGCCGTATGCTTTCGCGAGATCGTCCGGCATGACGGTCGATACGTTTTTCGAAACGCCGAGATACTGCCGATTGAGTTTGTGCCAGAACTGCACGACGTCGCGTAAGAACTGGCGCAGAAACATCGCGACGAGGTTGGCGCGCACGCTCTGGGCCAGCTGCTGCTGCCGCGACTCGGTCGCGCTGCGCCGACCGCCGGACTGCGCGCCTAGCGCTGGCGCGTTCTGGCCGCTGATCTTCGAGGTGTAGACATCGAGCCGCGACTCGTCGGAGAACGAGTCGGGCGAAAGCGGCGGCGGAGCAAACCACTTAAGCGATTTTTCGACGTCCTCAACGCGCCATCGCACGCCGGGTCCCCACTCCTGATCTTTGTCGCGCACCATGTCGCCATCGCGCTCGAGCAAGATCGGCAAGATGCAAAGATCAATGTAGTTGCGCCGCTGGTTGCGGCCGCTGTTCGCTTCAGCGACGATGTCAGCAAGGCGTTCAGGCAACGCGAATCCGTAGTCATTTTCCGGGCGCGGGAATGGGTTGAAAACGAAGTCGGGCCACTCGGTCGCGGCATACTCGTACGGTTCGAAGCCTATTGCGAGCGGCTGATGCGGCGAGAACCACATGATGTTTTTCTCGGGCACGCCGTCGTCGTCCATGTCGAACTGTTCGGTGAAGAATCGAACGACTTGCGCTGGACCGCGGTTCTTGAAAAACTTCGAAGTCAGCGATCCCTGAGCCATGCCGACTTGGATTTGGCCGCCGGCGGTTTTATCGTACGTGCCCTGCTGATCGCGCGAGACATCGCTCGTTCCTTGCGTCACCCAAGACAGCAACTGCTCGACGGCCTCGGGCCGGAACGTGCCTTCCTTGACCTTCGCCTTCAACTCTTTTTCGTTCATCCAGATGACGGCGCCGATACCGAGCGCGGTCTGGATCGATGTCGACTCAGCGGGGACGAGATACCACTCTTTGAGCTCGCGCGGGGTGAACGTCGCCTCGCGGATCACTTCCTCGATCCGCGTCATTACGCGCTCGGTTTTGATCCCGCCGTCATCATCGAATTGGACTTTGTCGTCCTCGCCGATGACCGGCTCCTCGCTCGCGATCATCTTCGGCTCGATGCGCTCGGTAAACGACAGGCTCATCGGCGCCGTGCCGTCACGCAGGCCGAACTGCAGAACGCGGAGGAACTGCGCGAGCGGCGTCTTGCCGTCGAATCGCTTGCGCCGGAGTTCGGCGTTGTAGAACTTCTCGATCATCGGCGCCATGCGCGCCGTCTCCGGATCGTCGTCCGCTGGGCTGACGATCACCAGCCGCTGCACGAATACTTGCGCCGCGACGTATGCCATCAGCGATTCGAGTTCGGCCGGGATGATCGGGATGACGAGGTTTGCCGACCCGACCCACGGATCGTCTTGCTCCTCGACCTCAAGGTTGTAGAGCGCGCTATACGCAGCGAGGTTCTCGTTCATCGCCTCGCGCGCAGACGTCGCGGCGATCCACGTTGAGTTCAGGTCGACGCCTAAAGCGGACCACTCGTCTTCGTCGAGCGCGCGCGGCTTGGTGCCAACACGGAGATTCGCCTGCTTTGGCTGCGACGTCGTTGTCGGCTGCAGCGACTGGTCGTCAGCCACGCGTGATTACTTCCGAACTTTTTTTACGGGGGTTTTCTTCATCGAGCCGCGCTCGCCGGTTTTCTTGTCGAGCATCTTCTTTGACTCGACCTTTGACCCGGGCATCGCTGCCTTGGTCGCGCCCTTGGGGGGACCGCCGGGTTCGAAGCCGGGCGGATTCTTGCCCATGTTACCGAGGCCCGTCTTTTTGCTGGCCCGATTCGTCTTCGGCATCGTTTTCATGGGGCTGGCTTTCTTCGCCATCTTCTTCATTGCGATCGCCTCACTGGTGCATCGTCGAGCGAACTTTGCCGGTCGGCATCGGCACGTTCCGCGGGGTGTTTCCGCCGTTCCGCATGATGCCGCGGGTGTCGCCGGCCATCTTCGCGCTGCCCTGCGGGCGCTCACCGCCGCCATTCATCATCGTCGAAGAAAGGCCGCCCTTGTCTTTGGCAGCCATCGCGGCGTTGTGGTGGTTCTTCGTCTCGCGCTCCGAGAACTTAGCGGCTTTCTTCACGGTACGTCTCCCGAGGGGCTTGCTTCGAACGCGCTACCTCTTCAACCGCTGCGAGGATACGCCTGCCCGCCCGATCACGATTCGCTCGTCATCGTCGCGTCCGGGTATCGCCACGTGCACGACCCGGATCGTCCCGTCTGCCATTCGCAGCGAATGCTTGAACGTGGATCCGAACAGCTGGCCAGCTTCCTCGGGGTCATCTTCGTTCAGTAATTCTCGGGTCGCGTCGTCGAGCGTCCGGTACCGGCACGCCTTCGCGAGCCCGTACTGCATCCCGAGCCCGTCGAAGACGTCGTCGTTCTCCACGTCCGGCCAGCCCTTGTACTGATCGTAAAGCGCCTCGCACGTGTTCCGGTGAATCGAGATCCCGCCGTTCCGGAACCGGGGCTCGAGCGCTTCGATGCGGGCTGTCTTCTTGCGCCGGCCGGTGGCCTGGACTTCGTCGCGCAGCGGGTGGTAGGACTCGAGCGTCCAGTTCAGGCCCTCGTCCGAGATGCCGCGCTGGATGCGCGCCACCATGTCGATGTCGGCGTTTGCTGACTCGATCCGACACCGGCCGCTTGCGAACTTCCGCATGTGTTCGAGGGCGATCTCGCCGATTTTCGATGGCACCTCGAGGTAGCGCCGCGCGAACATCAGCCACCAGTGATCGTCGGCGTCGACGCAATTCATCGTCATGCCGGTCCAGTCGGAGGTCCGGTTCGCCGTTACGGTCGGGTCGATTGTCATGTAGTTCGCGACCGGAAACTCCGCGATCGGGAAGCGGCCGCCGCCAGCCATGTCGCCGAAGACATGCAGCATCGGGATCGGCTGCGGCCGGTACTCGGCGCTGAAATACTGCAGGTACTCAAGCCGGAACCGGATCATGCCCTCGACGTCTGGCCGGTTCTCGTACCACGCGGCGTACATCTTGGCTTCGATCGAGCGCTTTTGCTGGGCGAGGAACTTCTCAGAAAGCTTTCCGGGGAAGAACAGGTTCCCGCCGCGGTCGCGCACGCTGCGAATGTATTCATGCCACTGCGGCTTTACTTTAGCCGCTCCCTCGATGTCGCCAATTCTTAGGAGTTCAGCATGGGCCTGCGCATCTTTTTCGTTTTGATCGAGCAGCCATCCGTACACGTCGTTATGCGCGAATCTCGTTCCGCTAACGAACATCGCTCCCCACGGCGGCAAGATAGGATAGTACGCTTGGATTTTCGTTCGGGCATTGCGTTTCGCTTTGATCGACAGGTAGTTCTTTTCGTTGACGAGATCGTCGAAGAACACGATGTCAGGGTGCTTGCCGGCGCCGCCGTAATCCGCGCCCGACACGCTGATTGTCGCGTCGCGCGTGCGCGATAGGTTGATCGACTTCTGCGCCCAAATTCGAGCAACGAGCGAGAGGTTTCCCCAAAGTTCGATGATCGTCGGGTTCGATTCGAGATTCACCTTGACTTCGTAGAGAACGTCCTCGGCGAGCGCCGATGTCGCCCGAACGAAGTCCATCGAAATATCAACACCCTGCTCGCGAAAATACAAGATGAGGTAAATCATAAACGCTACTTCGAGCGTCGTCTTGTATGTGTATCGCGGCGCGAGGTAGACTTCTTTCCACTGCTCGTCGCCCTTGCCAATCTTCGGCTTGGCGAGTTCCATTTCGTCCGCCATCTCGAGATGCGGTTGGTCCTCGAACAGCGGGATGACATCGCTGAACTTCGCGAAGTGGCGAAAGCGTGAGAGCAGGAACGCGCGCTTCGTTTTTTGCTTCGGCGTCAGTCTTGCGGTGACGACGTCGGGATGATCGTCGGGAAGGTCAGGCTTGGGGCGCGGCTTACTTTTTCTTTGCGGCAAACTCGACATAATACGATCGCATCGCCGCCTCAAAGACTTCCTTGGTGCAGACGATCACCGACGACTTACCGGCGAGTTCTCCCGCCTGCCATGTCATCGTGACCATATTTTCGGCAGGCACGTCGATCTCGATGCAGAGCGCGCCGTCCGGCGAATAGGCGTAGTGATAGCCCGGGATTTTCTTCCCGAGCGCGACGTTGCCCATCATCGTCGGCGGCCGGCGCTCTTGCGTGTCGGTCATCAGCTACGGCCGATGTTGCGTTTGCGGCGCTTCTTCATAGCGGTGTTCGTCTTCATCACCTCGCCGCGCTGCTCATCGGTCGGCGGCTTCGTCTTCGCCCGATTCGACTGGCCCGACTCGGACATGCCGATCGCCTTCGCTTGCGCCGGGTTCGTGACTTTCTTGCCCGACGACGACTTCAGATCACCCGATGCGAACTTGCGCATCTCACCGGCCATCCGCGCCTTCTTGGCTTTTTTCGGCGCGGACTTCTTCAGCGTCGGCACGTTACGTGGGCGGCCAGAGGTCGACCGTGATCACGACGTCGCCGCTTTGAAACGTGCCGGCCTGGCCGAGCAGCGCCGCTTCGGCACCTTGAAGCGCCTGCGAGAACGTGAGATGGGTCGGCGTCCCGGCGAGGCTCGCGGACACGCGATACTTCCCGACGCGGAACTGAAGCGAGTGGCTGAAAACGGCTGCGCCGAGCGCGAGGGCAATGGCTTCCCAATTCATGCTAGGGACCTTTCTTCACAGCATCAGCTGTGGTGACGAACGTGGTCGCCGAGGTTGCGGGATTCGCGACCGGCGTATTCTGGTTTGGCACGATGGCCGGCGTGTAGCCCGCGGGGGTTGACGGGTTCTTGAAGGCGTTCGAGATCAGGGTCAGCAGCGTAACGAGCGTCGCGAACCGATGCGACCACGTCGCGGCGTCGCCTGGCGAGAGTCCCCAGGCGGTCAGGACGTCCGGCCCCTCAAGGAACGTCAGCGCCGCGATCGCGTAAGCGACGATCTTGATCCAGTCGAAAGCGGTCAGCCGCGAGAGGATGGAGCTCATGTGCGCCGACGTTCGGCAGCACGCTCGGTCGCCCTGTTCGGTTCGCCGACCTTCATTTCAGAAAATGCCCAATAACCGCACCGAGCATCGTCGCTACCGCAGCCGTCGCGCCAAGGCCCGTGTAGATCTCGCCTCGCGTCGGGCAGCGCGACACGTTGGTCGTGTTGATAGCCACGGCTGCCATAACGCCATCGAGTTTAGCCTCGGACTCCTTGCGCGTGATAAATGTCGCGGCTTGGTCGTTCAGCTGCTCCCGAAACTCGTTGGTACCGTCGAACCGCTTGTTGTTCGCTAAGTCGGCCTTCTCGTTTGCCTTCTCGGCCGCGGCGAGCGCTGCCGCAATCGCAAACGAGAAG